CGAGTAGTCTCTTCCACCCCCCGGGGGGGCCCGGGCCCCTTTTTTTATTTAAATGTTTTTAATATAAATATTAAAAACTCCGCGGGGTAGCCTTCTTAATTAATTATTTAAAAAATATTATAGATAATTAAAAGTTATTTTTATTAAATTTATTAAGAAATTTAGTTTATTTATTTTTATTAGTATAGTTTAATGTACCAAATGCGTTAAAGTTGAGTTGAGTTGAGTTGATAGTCTTAATTTTTTCTTTTCTATAGAACGAATCCTAAATAGGTTATTAAGAATTGAATTAAAATTAACAACTTTTCTTTCGAGACGATCCTCTTTAGATTTGAAATAAAATAAGTTATTCATAAAATAGAATTATTATTATAACTATCTAAATTATAAATAACTAGGATAAAAGGTATATATTTTAAAGCTACCCGGAGGGTCACTCCCTACGGTGTAGCCCCCGAAGGGAGCTTTTTTATTTTAATTTATAAGAGAGGGTTTAGGAAAGGGAGCTTAGTTTTTTTATTTTTATTAGTATAATTTAAGATACTTAATACGTACTCATAAAGGAATCCAACAGTCAGTATAACTAAAAAGAATTATAAAATTCAAAAACTTAACTGTCCAATGTTATATATTGAAATAGCAGCCAGGAAAATTAATAGTAATTTAAGATTAAAAATTTAAAATAATATTCCAGCCAAGTAAACCCTAATAATATTCCAACCAAGTAAAAATTATATTCCAACCAAGTAAAATAATATTCCAACCAAGTAAAAATTTATATTCCAACCAAGTAAACCCTAATTATATTCCAACCAAGTAAACCCTAATTATATTCCAACCAAGTAAACCCTAACTATATTGAGAATTTTTGTTTAATTTGCTTCATAGGAAAAATATTTCCTTTTTTATTTTAAATTTAATATTACTTAAATGTCTTAAATTATTTTATATTATATCTAGGCTTAGTTATTAAAAATTTGTGGGACCCCGGCCACCCGGCCGGCCCCCCCCCCCCCCCCCCCTACGGGGGAGGGGGAAGATGTTAATTGATTGTATTAATAATTGATCTTCAAATATCTTAAAAATTGGAAGTTTAAAATTTAGCTAAAAATTAAGAAAGGGATGTATAATATTATTATTACTTGAATTATCTAAAAAACCATCTTTACTTATAAGATAATGATCTTTAAAAATCTTTTGACTTTTAAAATATCTTTTTATTGTAAAAATAGAAATTTATAAATAAAGTGTTGTATTTGAGATAGAAAAAAAAAGTATTAATTAATTTGACGTAATCTTTATCAATTAAATATTAATGAACAAGTGTTAAGCTAGACCATTCTAATTTAGAATTATTAATTATATTAACTTGTTGTTTTGAGTCAAAATTTAAATTTGTAGTTAAGTATCATTGATTACCAAATAAAGTATTTGTATTTAAATATTTTTTAATTGTACTTCAGTCAAATTTAAAATATAAAGCCCCCTTCGGGGGCTACACCGTAGGGAGTGACCCTCCGGGTAGCTGTTAAACTTAATGAAGAAAAAATATTAATTAATTCTCTATCTTTAGAAAATTGATAAATTGTTTTACTTAATGATATTAATTTTAATGAATCTAATGCTTTAAAATAGTTTGGTCCTCCTATTAATTCATTTTTAGATAAAAACTTAGTATAAGCCATATTATTTTTAAATATCTCGTTATGAGTTCGTCCAAAAAAAGGATTATTCTCACCTAAAACGGATAAACTAATTTGAGCTCGTACTTCATCTGAATGTTGTACTTTACCATCTATTGAATATTTAAGATTATAATATGGTCTAAAGCTTAAATAATAATTTTCTCGATTGCTTAATTCACTTATAGGGACTAATTCTAAAATAGCTATTTGAAAAGCTTCCCAGCCATATTTTTTTACTCCGTTATAAAATAAAGGATCTGATGAATTTCCCGAATTTATAAAATGAGTAAAAGCCCATTTATGTGATATTAATCTTTTAGAAAAAGATTCTGCACTACCTACATAACATTTCCAAGGTTCTTCAATTGATCTAAATATATAAATTCCATTTTGGCTATTATATTTATTAATGTATGCTTTAGAATAACCATTTTTATCTAAATTATACCATTCAGAAATAGGTTTAATATTTAACCAAAAATCTTTGAATTCATTTTTTGAAAAAGAGCTATAGTTTCTAATACCATGTTTATAATAAATACCTTTAGATAAAGGGTTTTTTATAAAAATTGATACTTGAGTTGGGGGGAGTTCAGAATCTTTTTCTTTATTAGCGTAATTTAAGGCACCAGAAGCGTACTCGTATACGAAACCGATTGTTAAAACAACTAAGAAGAATAATAAGATCCAGAATCCTGATTGAGCTATTGAGTACATAGATACAGCAGCTGGGAATAATAAAAGAACCTCTAAATCAAAAACTAAGAATAAGATACCAACTAAGTAGAAATGAACAGAGAATTTTTGCCGTGCTTGTTCCACAGGGCTAAAACCACTACTTATATCTTAAATAATTTTTTAATAGACTTATTATCCTCAGATTATTTAATATTTATTTATACTTTTAGTAAACTTAATAACTTTTTAATATAAATAAAGAGTTAAAGTATCTACAGAGGGGGTGTTTATATCATTAATTATTTGAAGAAGATAATTCTTCTTTTCTTAAAACATATAGATTTTTAAATAATTTTTTATTATTAAGATATCTTCTTATAGTCATAGGAGTAACTTTAAAATGTTGTGCTGCGGTAGCAACAGAAGGAAAAGTATTTATTAATTTTATATTATTTTTATCTACTAAATAGATATAAACAGGGGTAAAAATAGATGAAAATTTATTTAAATTTTCAATAATATAAATTTGTTGTACAGGATCTTTATTTAGATTTGTAGTTAAGAACCATTGATTTCCTAATAAAGTGTTAGTATCTAAATACTTTCTAATAGTATTTTGAGTAGCTTTAAAATAGGCAGCAGTTACGTTTAATGAAGGAAAAGTGTTAACTAATTCTTTTTTATCCTTTGATATTTGATAGATTGTTTTACTTAAAGAGGATTTTTTTGATATTGCTAATAAATTTAAATAATTTTGTCCTCCAAATTCATTATTTTTAGATAAGAATTTAGTAGTTGCCATATTTAATTTAGATATTTCATTATGCTCCTTACCAAAAAAGGGGTTATCTTTTCCTAAAACTGATAAACTTATTTGAGCTCGTACAATATCTGAATGTTGTACTTTACCATCAATAGAATATTTCAAATTATAATTAGGTTTAGAGCTTAAGTAATAATTTTCTCGATTAGCTAACTCTGCTAAAGGAACTATTTCTAAAACAGCTATTTCAAAGGATTCCCAACCATATTTACTAATTGCATTATAAAATAAAGGAACTGATGAATTTCCAGTCTTAATAGAATTAATAAAAGCCCATTTATGAGTAAGTAATCTCTTAGATAAAGATTCCGCACTACCTACGTAACATTTCCAAGGTTCTTTAATTAATCTATAAATATAAATACCGTTTATATTAGCATAATCATTAGAATAATCAATAGAATTACCATCTTTATCTAAATGATACCATTTAGAAACAGGTTTAATATTTATCCAGTAATTTTTAAATTCATCCTTGTGTGAAGCAGAACTAAAATTTCTAACACCATATTTATAATTTAATAAACCTTTAGATAAAGAGTTATTTTTTATAATAGTTGATGCTTGAGTTGGGGGGAGTTCAGAATCTTTTTCTTTATTAGCATAATTTAAGGCACCAGAAGCGTATTCGTATACGAAACCGATTGTTAAAACAACTAAGAAGAATAATAAGATCCAGAATCCTGATTGTGCGATGCTATACATTGAAACAGCAGCTGGGAATAAAAGTAATACCTCTAAATCAAAAACTAAGAATAAGATACCTACTAGATAAAAATGTACTGAGAATTTTTGTCTAGCTTGCTCAACTGGAGAGAACCCACTACGCCCCCCTCTGGGGGGTGTTAACTGATTCCCAGTTAATTGACCTCAAACAAATAAACAATGATTATTTAAAAGTTTGATATATTAAGAAGGGGGGAGTGAGTTATTGTTATTACTTGAATTATCTAAAGAACCATCTTTACTTAAAAGATACTTATCTTTAAAAGTTTTTTGACTCTGAAGATATCTTCTTATTGTAATAGGAGTAACTTCAAAATATGATGCAGCATTAGCTATAGAAGGGAAAGTATTAATTAATACGATGCTCTCCATATCTATCAAATACTGATAAACTGGCGTAAGAATTGACTTCTCTATACCTGAATCTTTAATAATGAAAATTCCTTGATTAGGATCTTTATGAATACTTGTAGTTAGGAACCATTGATTACCAAATAAGTTACCTGAATCCAAATATTTTCTAATTGTTTTTCTATCTGATTTAAAATATATGGCAGTTAGATTTAATGAAGGGAAAGTATTTATTAATTCTTTTTTATCTTTAGTTATTAGATAAATAGATTTAGTAATAGAAGAATTCTTTGATTCTGTTAATGCTTTATCATAATCTAATCCTCCTAATTGCTCATTCTTAGATAAGAATTTAGTATTCACCATATTAGCTCGAGATTCTTCACTGTGTATCTTACCAAAAAAAGGGTTATTTACACCTAAAACAGAGGAACTAATTTTAGCTCGTACTTCATCAGAATGTTGAACTTTACCATCAATGGAGTATTTTAGATTATAATAAGGTTTAAAAGCTAAATAATAATTCTCACGGTTAGCTAATTCTGCTAAAGGGACTATCTCTAAAACTGCAATTTGGAAGGATTCCCAACTATGTTTATCAATAGCATTATAAAATAAAGGGACTGCTGAGTTTCCTGTATTTACAAAATGAGTAAAACCCATTCTATGGGAAAGTAATCTTTTAGATAGGGATTCTGCACTACCAACATAACACTTCCAAGGTTCTTTGATTAATCTAAAAATATAAATCCCTGGAGTATTAGTGTATTTTTTAGAATAAATGATAGAATTCCCTTTTTCATCTAAAGGGTACCATTCAGAGACAGGTTTTATGTTTAACCAGTATTCCTTAAATCCCGCCTTACTTGAATTAGAACTAAAATTTCTAATACCAGATTTATAATTAATCCCTTTAGATGAGAAGTTATTTTTTATAAAGGTCGGGTTATTAATAGGGGGGGTGTTCAGAGTCTCTTTCTTTACTAGTGTAATTAAGGGCTCCTGACACGTATTCATATACGAATCCGATGGTTAATACGACTAAAAAGAATAATAGAATCCAAAAACCGGAAACTTGCAAACTGCTCATGGATACTGCAGCGGGGAATAGTAATAAAACCTCTAAGTCAAATACAAGGAAAAGTATACCAACTAAATAGAAATGCACGGAGAATTTCTGTCTAGCCTGCTGAACGGGACTGAAACCACATTCAAACGTAGATAATTTCTCCTCTGAAGGTTTTGAAGTTGCAAAAAATAAGTTAAGGGCTAATAAAGCTATAACAATAACTGGAACTAATATAAAATAGAATAAAAATGAATTCATCTTAGTAATAATATGTATATAAAGTTATCAGGTGTATACTATTTAATATTGGTGTAGGGTAAATTATGAAGAAAGTAATAAATATGGTTAATATTGCCACAACGTAAGCTAATATTGGTGATAAATTGTTAGTTTCTATAGTTAAAGTTGTATCTTCAATAGCTGGTAAAAATAAAGTTTTTATTATTTGAAGATAATAAACTGTACTTATAACGGACGATAAAATTACAACTAAACTTAAAAAATAATTACCGTTCATTAAAGCTGAATTAATTACAAAATATTTACCAAAAAATCCTATTAATGGTGGAATACCACTCATAGAAAATAAGGATAATGCTAATGCTATACTAAGTGTAGGATTATTAAAGAATTGACCTCTTAATTGTGATATAAATTGTATTGGTGAATAAACAGATATAATTTTATTTATATTTAAAGTATAACCTAATAAAATTAATATTAAGAAAATATTTAAACTTGTTATTGAATATTGAATAATATAAAATATTGTACTTTCTAATCCATTTATACTCTCATTTCCTAAAGCTAAAAGAATTAAACCTACATGTGAGATAGTACTATAAGCTAATAATCGTTTTATTTTATATTGAGCTAATCCTGTAATAGAACCTAATAATAGTGATAATAAAGCTGAGATCATTAATAAATTAGGTTCTATTAAAAAATTATTCATGATAAAAAATACTAAAATTGATAATTTAGGCATTATTGTCAACCAAGTTGTAACCATAGTAGGTACTCCATCATATACATCAGGAGCCCATGAATGTAATGGTGCTGCTCCAATTTTAAATAATAAACCAATTGTTAAAATTATACAACCTATAGCTAAATAATTATAAGAATTTCCTTCAAATGATTGACCAATAACACTTTGTAAAATGTTTAATGATTCAAAATTTGTTAAACCTGTATAAGAATATATTAATGTTGATCCTAATAAGATAAAACAAGAAGAAAGACCTCCAAGTAAAAAATATTTTAATCCAGCAGCTACTGCTGATTCTGAATTTTTATTCATAGTAGCTAATATATATAAAGCAAAACTTTGTAATTCTATTGCTAAAAACATAGTAATTAAATCAGAACTAGATATTAATGATATCATCCCCAATGTAGTGAATAAAATAATTAAAGGGTAATCTTTTAATCCTATACTATTATTAGTTTTATTTGAAGTTGATAAAACTTCTTTAACATTAGATGATAAATTATCCCAATAATTCCATAAAGTTGCAGTTTTGTTATGATCTTTAATATTTTCTAAATTATTATTTTCTTTAGAAAAATAAAATAATCTTGTATTAATTTCTTTCCCTTCAGGTACTAATAATAAAATTATACTACCTATAATTAATATAAATATCTCTAAACTTTGAGATAAAATAGTTGTTTGAAATAACCCTCCTAATAATCCTAAACCAGTGGATAATGGAACAACATATAATGTATTATATGATAATAGAGCACTGTATAGCATTATTAAAAGAGCAAATCTGTGAATTAAGATTGTTGATAAATAAAGAGAAGCTAATGGTATCGTCATTACTAGAGTTATAATTCCTAATAGTAACATTCTTATTTGTTACATTATTTATTTATTTTTTCTTCTTTACAGTTATCTATTACTAAATATGCCTCCTTAACATGAAGCTGAACCTTTATATTAAGTCCGGATTTCTTAATTTTAATTTTCATAATCCGTATAGTAAGATATATATTCTTTATATTTATAACCATTTTTACTAAAATTATATTATTAATTCTTTAAAAAGCTATAACTGTTATTAATTAAATAAAAAATTACATAGGTAAAGGGGGTGTATATTTCAAATACCTTGAAATATACGGGGGGTATAAAAATTGAAAACGCAATAACTATGCACGAAAGTATTTTATGATGGTTATCAATTAATATATTAAATGATAACATTATAACCATTAT